TTTAAAAGTTTATGAAAATAGTTTGTTGGTATATGATTGCGACAATGAAGAAGATTATGAAATAGAATATAGATTGTTAGCAGATAAGTCTGCTATTTATAAAATTGATATAGCGACTGCAAGCGAACGAAGAAACAGGATAGAGCACGACATAACAAAAATTCCAACCGCACATGGAGATTTGGGGCACGTGGCTTATGTTCCCACGGATTTTCCTAAAGGCGTAGACTATGACTTTGTATTAGATGTTGGACATCTTAAAGTTCCATCAGATGTTGAAGTAGCAACTGATATGTTAATTGAAGACATTAAGTGTGGAAAATTAGACTATTACAAGAGGTACATAACAAGTTACAATACAGATCAGTTTAGAATTCAGTTTGACAAAGGAATTGTGTATGGAACTGGAAACCTTCTTGTAGATAAAATTTTAGAAAAGTATATTAAATTAATAACTAAGCCAGGAGTATTATAATGATTTGCGAAGAAACAGACTTCGCATTTCCGATGCAAGCAGATGTATATCATCCAATAGTTGAGCAAGGGATTTACGGAGAAGTTAAAAAAACTTGGATATTAGATAGGACAATAGCATGTTCTTTTACAGCAGCAGGAACGGCTTTTAGAGAGGAAGTAACCCCCAATATTAATATTACACAAGATAAAATATTGCTTGGTCGTTGTAAATCAGACATTAGAATATCAAGCCTTGAAGCCAAAAATGCAATTACAAATGTTATTGTTACAAACATAAGAGATAAAAATTGTAATGAAATTTACAAAGAAACGTCTGGACCTAGATCTGGCAAGTCTACTATATTTGAGATTGCCACACACGATCCTTTTACAGGTCCATTTGGAAATATTGAGTATTATAAATTAATTATTCGTAGATCTGAAAATCAGGCGGTAGACGTATGATAAAAATGAGAATTAATTCCACAGCATTTAGAAAAGACATGAATAACATTATGGAGTATTCTTTTGGATTTTTAGAAGGAATCCATCGGGGTAAAAAGACTTTATATATGGCCCTCGGTCCTCAAATAACAGAGTTAGCATCACAGTTTGTTGATGCAAATGCTAGAGTTTCTCCACAATTACTTCATCATATTTACGAATGGGAAAGAACTGGAAGTCCACAAGCAAGGCTTTTTGATATTACTTTTACTGTTAATAATTTGGGACTTGCATTTAATTCTTCACTAAAACAATCTCAGTCAATTAAAAATGGATCTAGGGTTCCGTTTTATAACAAAGCAATGATAATGGAAAATGGTGTTGCCGTGACTATAACACCTAGTAGATCAGATGTTTTAAGGTTTGAAGTTGATGGAGAAGAAGTTTACACAAAAGATTCAGTAACGGTAGAAAATCCTGGAGGACAAACGCAAGGACAATTTAAGAATGTAATATCTAACTTCTTCGGGCTTTACTTTAGACAATCTTTCTTGCAGGCAAGTGGCCTTGCTGGTTATTTTAAATATCCAAAAGTATTTAAAAAAAATATGTCTAAAGGTAAAAAGGGCGGAAAGTCTGTAGGAATTAGTACGGGGTATCAATGGATAGTTAACGCAGGGGTTGCAAGATGACAGAATCAACATCAGTATTAAATACACCAGTGTTATGGATTAATCAGTATCTTAGAGAAAAAATAGAGTTGATGACAGACTTAGAAGATATTCCTTTTTTCCCAACTGGCCCATCTACCTTAGAAACCTTACAGACACAGTTTCCAGAAGGTGGTACCATGGCTGTTTATGATCGTATGTTTAAAATGCGTAGAGGACCATTTCCACATATTAAATGTGAGCAAGTACTATATTATTTTTATGCAACTGGGTCAAATCCAACCCTCAAGATGATTCAAATACAGGAATCAGTAATGAGGTTTATGGATCGTGGGGATGAAAGTGCTCAAGATTTAAATGCCTGGGCTAAAGCCAAAAGTGATGCTGGTGGTATTGGTGGCATGTTGTGTAAGTTCTACTTTCACGACTTTAAGATATATCAGTTAGAAGAGGCACGGGATATAGTAGACTTTGGAACAGCCCGAACCTATGCGGGTAATAAGATAATTATAGACTACGACTACCATCAAATGCAAGACATCATAAACTCAGTAAATTCATAAAAAGGCTGTATACTTATCAATGAGGAAACACGCCTTTTAATTTCTAGAAAAATAAAGAGGTGAAATAAATGGCTCTAGGTAATAGCAGTAATATTATCGTAGGTGCAGCGCAGGTATGGGTATACGACGATACGTTAACCGATGCCGCTCTACCAGCATATGTAGGTGGTACTAAGTACGCAACAACGCTGGATGCGGATGACGATTTTCGTAACATCGGCTTTACCATGAATGGTTTGGAAATTCAATTCCAGCCAGATTTTGGTGAGGTCGCAGTAGATCAAGTTCTTGACGTTGCAAAGTTATTCAAGCAAGGTATGCAGGTTAACCTAAATACCGCATTTGCTGAATCAACATTGGAAAATCTTCTTGTTGCCACAGCAGGATCTGATTCAGATCTTTCAACAGTAGCAGGAAACCCAACACTCAATCTCAAGGCAGGAACTCTTGGTGAATGTCCGATTGAGCGAGGAATTGTCGCAGTAGGTCCAGGAACTGGTGATTGTGACGAAAGTTCAAACAAGGAGCGAGTCTATGTTGCATATCGTGCACTTTCAATTGAGAGCGTAACAGTATCTGCAAAGCGTGATGAGGCTACAATGTTTGAAGTTTCATTCCGTCTGCTTCCAAACGATAACGGCTCTTATGGTAAGATCGTTGACCGTACAGTAGCAGCATAATACAACTTAATAATACAGAAGGCCCACGACCCTTGAAAGTCTGGGCCTTTTGTTTTGGTATAATAAGAATATGCCTACTGAAATTTACGACAGCACAATTGTTACTTTAGTTGATGGCTCAGAAATATACATAACTCCTTTAAAAATAAAATATCTTAGACTTTTTATGAAAGAGTTTCAAAGAGTAAGAAATGCTAAAGATGATAATGAGGCAATTGATGCATTATGTTCTTGTGCAACAATAATGATGAGACAATTTTATCCTAAAATAAAAACACAAGAAGAGTTAGAAAACGCAATAGATCTTCCCACTATATACCAAATATTAAAATATGCTGGAGGGGTTAGTGTAAATGAAAAATCCGAAGAGTCTGTAAAAGATCAGGCAACAAAAGGAGGGATCACTTGGGAAGAACTAGATTTAGCAGAATTAGAATCCGAAGTGTTTCTTCTAGGAATATGGAAGGACTATGAAGAACTAGAAACTTCTATGTCTATGCCAGAACTAACATCTACCTTAAAAATAAAAAGAGAACTAGATTATCAAAATAAAAGATTCTTGGCTGCTATACAAGGAGTAGACTTAGATAAGGAAAGCGGTAAGCAAAATGCCTGGGAAGACATGAAGGCCAGGGTATTTAGTAAGGGTAAAGCAACTAACTCAAATGACATATTAGCCCTACAAGGAGTAAATGCACAACAGGCTGGTTTTGGCATAGGTATGGGCCTAGAATATGAAGATCTAACTGAAAAATAAAACCTCGCTATGGTATAATTTATGCATACCTTAAGGAGGAATAAATGGCTACAACTGTGCACGAAGAAAAAGAGATCACTCTCATTGATGGCACAAAAGTTAAAATCAGACCGCTCAAAATATCACTTCTGCGTCAATTTATGAAGAAGTTTGAGGGTTTGGCTGACGTTCAAGATGATAACGATAAGTCAATGACTTTGCTTATTGAATGCGTTCAAATTGCTATGAAGCAATATAAGCCAGAGTTGTCTGAAGACATTACTAAACTTGAAGACTTGTTGGATCTTCCAACAGTTTATCAGGTTGTTGAAGCAGCATCAGGAGTTAATCTTTCAGATACAGCACTCTTGGCTCTTTCACAGCAATAAAAAATTAATACAGGAGGCGGTTAATGGCAGGAGATGTAAATAGCAACATTTTTATTAATGTTGACACCTCTTCGGCTATGGCACAACTTCGTGCCCTTGAAAAAGAATTAACTGCTCTTAACCGTGCTCTTGTAGTAGGAACAAAGACTGCAGCACAGGCTCAGTCAAAATATGCACAAGGACTTCTACATAATGTAAACGCCGCTGGTCAGTGGACAGCATCCATGACTAGAATGAGAACTGCAACAGAACAGTTTTCAACAGCACTAGATAGATCTAAATTATCACTTAAAGAATATTTCCGTTATGGAATGGCATCTAGTAGAACATTTGGTAGGGTATTTGGAAATGAATATAGCACAGTATCAAAACTAGTTGAAAAACGTGTAAAGGTATTACAGCAACAATATGTTCAGTTAGGACGAGACGCTCAGGGTGCAATGAATGCACTCAGGTTTACACCCAAAGCGTTAAACTATAGAGATGTAACAACTCAGTTAATGATGGCGACACAGCGTCAACAAATTTTTAATAAACTTATTGACGATGGTTCAACAAAACTTCTAAATTTTGGTAAGAATACGCAGTGGGCTGGTCGTCAGTTAATGGTTGGTTTTACAGTTCCTTTAATGCTTTTTGGAACACAGGCAATAAGAACATTTAAAGAAATTGAAACCCAAATGATAAGATTTAAAAAAGTATATGGAGATATGTATACAGATCCAGGTCAAACAGAACAAGCCTTAAAAAACATAAGAGCGTTAGCAGACGAGTATACAAAGTATGGTGTTAAGGTTGCAGATACACTTAAGATGGCTGCAGATGCAGCAGCAGCAGGTAATTTTGGAAAAGATCTAGAACAGATTGTAGAACAAACAAATCGACTTGCAGTTCTTGGTGGAGTTACTCAAGAAAAAGCACTAGAAACTACTATAGCACTTAAAAATGCTTTTCAGATTGGAGCAAATGATTTAGATCAAACAATTAACTTCCTTAACGCAGTTGAAAACCAGACTGTTGTTGCTCTTGAAGATTTAACAGAAGCGATTCCTCGTGTTGCTCCAGTTGTAAAACAACTAGGCGGAGATGTTAAAGATCTTGCATTCTTTATGGCTGCTATGCAAGAAGGTGGTATTAGCGCAGCACAAGGTGCTAACGCATTAAAGTCTGGTCTTGCATCTTTAATTAACCCATCAGAAAAAGCATCAAAAATGCTTGCAGGAATGGGAATTAATATTAGAGGAATTGTTGAGGCTAATCAAGGTAATCTAAGAAATATTGTTGTTGGCTTTGCTCAAGCACTACAGCCATTAACAGACTTGCAACGTACCAGGGCTATTGAAGATGTATTTGGAAAGTTTCAGTTTGCACGTATATCCGCTTTATTAAATAACGTAACTAAAGAGGGAACTCAGGCTGCAAGAGTATTACAACTTGCAAATGCATCTGTTGAAGAATTAGCAATTCTATCTGAAAGAGAATTAGGAGTTCAGGCAGACTCCGCAATGAATAAATTTGCTGGTGCTGTAGAAAGATTAAAGGCTGCACTTGCCCCAATAGGAGAAGTATTTGCTAAAACATTAACTCCAGCAATTGAATTTATTACAAGAATGTTTGAAAGATTTAATAAACTTCCAGACGGAATTAAAAAAGGTGTTGCAATAATTACTGCCGTTGTCGGAGGACTTGGGCCAATATTCTTGATGACATTCGGCTTGCTCGCTAACGCTCTTGCTAATACAATGAAAGGATTTAACCTTCTTCGTAAAGGCTATCAGCAATTAGCGTATGGATCTTCTGATGCTGCTTTAAAAACACAATACTTAACAAATGAAGAACTAGAAAATATATCTACAACAAACGCCCTTTATACCTCTCACGAAAGATTATCTGCAGCATATAAAATAGAATCAGCAGCATTAGGTGCATTAATTGCACAATATCAAACTGGCACAAATGCTATGAGAGCATTCTCTGCTGCAAATCCAGGTTTATTTGTTCCTGGCAGAGTTGTTCCTCCAATTCGTCGTGCAGGTGGCGGTACAGTAAGTGGTCCAGGAACATCTACATCAGATTCAATACCAGCCTATTTATCTGATGGAGAGTATGTGGTAAATGCTAAAGCAGTAAAACAGTATGGTGTAGATACGTTTGATGCAATGAATGCAAGGAAGTATTCTAGCGGTGGACCAGTTATTGGTAAAGATGGAATACCTCGTTTATTTGGTGGAGGATTTTATAGAAGAATTTTGGACGCAATGCTTCCAAAAACCAGACTGGGTGTTGTTCAAGCAGGTGCAAGCGGATATGATATATCTGGTTTTGGCACAGCAGGTAGACCAAGAGTCGGTGTTGTAGCACCAACAAGAGCAGGTTCAGAATATTATCCTGATTCGTCTTCATTAAAAAGTTGGAGAAAAATACCTTGGCAAGAAGATAAAGATGGATTTATTATTAGAGATCCAGATACTAATGAAACTTATAAAATTAGCAAAGGAAGTAAAAAGTCATTTGATGATGCTTTTGATGATCTTGTTGCGAGAGACGGAGTACAAGCAAGAAAGCCAAGACCAGCGATGTCTGCTGGGGAATATTTAATTCACAGACTACATAAATACAAAACTGTTAAAGGAAAAGATAAGTTTGAAATAGGTGACATAATTCAAGCAGGAGCAAGAGGTCTTGCAAAGGTCAGAACTACTGGGGCAAGTGAAGGTGGAGCATATAAAAGATGGGGTGATGCAGTCAAGGCTCGAACACCTAAAGTAAGAGCATTAATAAAAGAGTTTGATTCAGAAGAAGAATATTTAAGAAGAATGTTTCCTGAGTTACATGCCCAGTTGTCTGCTCCAGGATATAATAGATTTGTTATATCTCCATCGCACATATCCTCTGCTGGTAAAAATAGAAGCGCTTCTGACTGGGGAAGAGAATTAATATTAAGAGATTCATCATTAATCAACATGGCAATGAAAGATATGACAAAGGGAAGACGTATGCCAAAAAGCACACGACATCCACAAACTCAAGCAGAGGCACAACAAGTTATTAATGCAATACAAAACTTGGGTCCAGTAGATCAACTGGCACCAACTGTTCGTGGTGCTTTAGAAATATTAAAACGTAGGGTTAGCAATAATTTTTATGGCAGACATGATATAACTGATGTTGGGCTAGGACTTAAAGGCGGAGGATTACTAAAACTTGCTGGCGGAACGGCATTTGTTGGTATGCCAAAATCATTTACAAAAGTGCAACAAATAAGAGCGCTTGCAGAAAAATTAAATCAGGCAGTTAATGCAAGTAGATTTAAAAATCTTCCAATAACAGATACTGGAGTAAAACTAAAGAGTCTTGGAGGATTTAGTGTTGGAGAAATTTCAAGAGCAGTAAATGGAGTTTATAGACATCCAGACGGCAGAACTGTAGTTTATAAGGCTGTAGAAAGTGAAGAGGCTGCGCTGGCTGAAATGAGAATGGCTGCTTTAATGAGAGAGGGTAGTGAACTTAAAACTCCAATGAATCAGTCAATAAAGGTTATTGCTGATCCAACAGATCTAACAAGAAAAAGAAAAATTCTTGCTATAGAGTCAGACTACGACCCAAGATTTGAAAATCCAAAGGGAGAATTTACTAAGAAACAATTTATTAAGCAAACATTGGCTGCTGGTGTTCGTGGGGATAAGGATGTTAAAAGATCAAACGTTAGCGGAGATGATGTAATAGACCAGGGCAACTCTGGAGTATTTAGTACTGCATCGAGTAGATTTAAGTATGCAGATAGCATGAAGACAATAGAAGAGCAATTGTTAATAAACTTTGGCGCAATAAAAGGTGGTGCTTCAAAAGATTTTGCAAAGGCTGTTAGAAACATGGCCAAAACAATGGGTTATTCAGCATTTAAAAGCGCAATGCTTAAAGAAATTGAAGAGTCTATTCCTAGATATAGAGCAACTATTAACTCATTTAAATTAAATCCACAAGAAAGAAAAATATATGATGATTTGATTGTTCGTTTAGAAAATTCTAAAAATGCAGACTGGAGGAAAGTTTACAATGCTGCTGCTGGAATTCCAGGATATGAGAATGGAGTATTTTCTGTACCTGGCCCAAAGGGTGCTGGCGATGTAGTCCCTGCAATGCTTTCTCCAGGAGAAGCCGTAGTTCCAGCAGATCAATCACAAAAGTATAGACCACTTATTAAATCAATTATTGCAGATAATGTCCCTGGATATGGAGATTCTAACTGGAATGATTTGGATGATACTCCAAAAAGAGGAGGGTCCTATGATAGAAACGCAGTTGATCGTTTCCAAACACGAATGGAAGCAAAGATTGACAGAGCGGCAGACAGATTTGTTGGAACAAGAGTTGGCGGTTGGATTGATAGAAAGGTAAGACAAAAACAAGAAAGAGAAGATGCTGCAAGAAACGCAGCAAGAGCATCAGCCAGAGCAGTTCCAATGCCAGCATTTTCAGACTTAAAAGAATCTGTTGATAAAAATACTAAGGCTGCTAATGATTCTACAGATGCTTCTAAGAAAAATACACGTGGTGTTTTGCAAAGACTTGGTTTTGATAGAGGTAATTTAAGTGAGGCAGAAAGATTAGATAGAACACGAGGTGGCCGTGGATTTTTAAGAGGATTTGCTACAGTTGCTGACTTTGATAGGACTGTAACAAAAAATGGTAAAGAAAAATTTACACTAGCATCATCAGCACAAAAAACTAATGCAAGACAATTAGACAGAATGAATCGTTCTCAAAGACTTGCTATGCCATCTATGGGTGTCGCTATGGCTACATCAATGGCTGGAATGTATGCGATGAGCAACCCTGACAAACAGTTTATGGGTATGAACTTAGGACAACTATCTGGTCCATTAATGGGAGTATCTATTCTTGCTGGATTATTACCAATGCTTAATAGTCCAATAAAAATGTTAATTGCAGGAGTAATTGGTCTTACTGCAATATTCAAGATGCAATCTGCTCAAATTAAACAATCTATTTTAGATGGTCGTGAACAAGGAAAGACTTTACTTACTACAAAAGAGTCATTAGAGGAATTTGGCAATCTCACCAATACTGTGTCTAAAACACAAATAGCAGAAAATGTTAGGGCTTCTAGGACAACAGAAATTGTTCCAGTTAGCATGGACTTTGGTAAAAACTTTATACTTAATAGTGATTTTGGTAAAAAGTTTCAGGCAGATCTTCAAAAAAATATAGAAACTTTTGGCAAACCTATTGCAGGACAAGTGCTTGGAAATCAACTTGCAACAGCAGTTAGTCAAAAAGTTTTAACTGAAGAGCAAGCACAGTCAATCGCAATAGCACTTACTAGAGATCTTAAAGATGCAACATTTGAAATGCAGGTTCGTGGTAAATTAATTGAACTATTAGGACCCGATGGTAAAAATGTAATAACAGATCCAATAGAGTTGCAATTAAAATTAATATCTAATAAAAAACAAATACAGCAAGAAACATTTAAAAATTTGCAAGAAGTCATATCAAGAGAAAGAAATGGGCTTGCTGGATTAGGCGGAAAAGAAGCATTGGCGATGGGTCTTTCAACAATACCTGCTGCTGGTGCAGGCGCTCTTGCAACTGGAGCGATGTATCGTGGAAAGGTTGTAAATTATAACGTACGAGGTGCAGAGGAATTAGCACTTAAAGGAAAACGTGCACAACAATTTATGGCTGCTACAGAAATGGCAAGAGGATCTGGAAAGTTGAATATGGCTGCTAATGCAGTTAGAGGTTTAAGGGTAGGAACACAGGTTGCTGGTGCAGGAGCAACTGCAACTGGCGTAGGAGCAGTACCTGGTTTAACCTCTATTATTTTAGGAACTGTTATTTTTGGAGGTATTGAAGCAGGTTTACGTGCATGGCAAAAGGGTAATGAAAAGAAAGCAATTGGAAAGGCTGCTGGAATATTCTCTGGAGTCACAACAGAACTACTTAAATCAACTCAACAAGGCCTTGACGCTATGAATGCACAGATAGATGATTCAATTAAGGTTCTTGAGGCTAAAAAAAGAATAGCAAAAACTTCGCAAGAGACTGCAGATTTAGAAAGACAAATTGCAGTTCTTGAGCAGAAAAGAGCGCAGGGTATAGACAAAATATATGCACAACAGGCTGAAATATTAAATGACCTTGAAACATCTTTTAATCAGATAGGAAAGTCAACATTTTTTGAAACAATTAGTCCATTTGGAACTGGTCGTGGACAACTTCGTACCAAGTTCTTGGAGTCATTCCAAGAAGGAACTGATCTTAAATTTAAAAAAGATCCAATAAGTAAAATGTATGTTGAAAGAATGCGTAAAGATTTACAAAAGACTGAATCCATTCAAGGATCTGGAGGGTCTTCTAGTGCTGCAGCAATGGCATACAATGAACGTCAAAAAGTAGCAAGTGATGTTATAACATTAAAGATAGAAGCACTAATTAACTCAGATGTTTTAACTGCAGAGCAGGCAGCAGAGGTAGTGTCTAATTTATCTGGTGACAGAGTATTGGCTCAAAAAGAATTAGAAACAATTATTACAGTGCATGGTCAAGAGGGTCTTCAAAGAATGGCTACTCTACAACAGTATATTCCAAAAGAAAAAAATAAGAAAAATCTTCAACTCATAATTCAGTCTTCTAACAGAGAAGATGCTAATGAAACAATGTCTGCTTTAGAAGAATTGGTAAAACTTCCTTCCTACCTCGGATTTGATATTAACATTGAAACACAAAAAGGAGACATGGAAAGACTCGAGGGCGTTGGCGAAGAAATTGCAGATCTAAAGAAAATGATTCCAAGTGGTCAAATAAGTCTAAAAATATTACAAGATGTACAGCAAAAAGTTGGAGGGCCAGGTAAAAACCTTACATTAGATGCTGCAATTGCACAATGGGAAACATTATCTAAACTACCTAAAGATTTACAGTTTAATGCTATGATTACTTTAGGATCAATATCACAGAGCGATTCATTTGATAAAATACTTGATAGAGAATTAGAAGCAGAATTTTATAAGAAAAATCGTTTTCGACGCTCGAGGGCAACCCCAGCAGTACTTGAAGCATTTAAGGCAGATCAGACAAATATAGATGCAGCAATAAAGGCTTACTTTGCAAAAGTTATGCCAGAGTTATATGGAACTGCTGTTAAGGATACAGTAAAAACTGGAAAAGGCACGGGAGACGGAAAGGGCAAAGGCCCAGATACAAGTTGGCTATCTGAGTTATTACAAAGACTTAAATTATTAAAAGAAGGAAGCATTGATGCAACAGGCTCTATGAAACAATTACTGGGTCAGGTTACAAAATTCTTTGGACCAGAATTAATGTCTTCGGTAAATCCTTCGTTAGATAAAACTAAGGGAGCACTTTTACAAATTGAAAAGGCTGCTAAAGCGGCTGGAATAACTTTATCAACAGAATTTGTAGATTTTATTGAAGGGCTAGATGCTGAACAATTTGAAGAATTTAGAGATCAATTCTTATCAATGAGTAAAGGAAAAATAGTTGGATTTAAAGGAACAAGCAGTCAGTTCTTTGGATCTGATGCAGCATATGATCGCAGACAAAGAGCAATACAGGCAGGGACATTTGACGGATCTCAGCAAAGTCTATTCGGTCAAGTAAACGAGGCTTTTAGAACAAAAACAATAGCAGAATTTATTAAAAAACAACAAGACTCTATTAAAGAGAGTAACCTTCAGGTTGAAGCATTTAGAAAATTAACCGACGCAACTGGAGAATTTAAATTTGATGCCATGGCAGCAATGGAAGTATTAAAAGATCCAGCCCTGGCTAAGGAAATAGCCCTTGGAAAAAAGATTTTTAGTCCAGAAGAAAGAGAAGCAATAATTACTTCTATCAATAAAACATATGCAGCAGCATCTGCTTTATCTAAAATTAAAATGATCCAAGATACCGAAGGATTGCAAAATCAAGTAAAGGCTTTTAATAAGTTATCAGCAGCAGGATATGATTATGCCACTATACTTAAGGTAATAGAAAATGAGGCATATGCCTACGAGATTGCTAATGATAAGGTTAACGGATTATCTAAAGAAACAAAGGAATTAGTTAAAGAAACAGAAAATTATATTAATGCATTAACAACTCTAGAGAATACAAAATTTTTCCAAGAAAGAACTAACGCTCTTAAACTTAAACAAGATTTTGCTGCAATTGCTCCGTTACTAGTACAGGCAGGAGCAAGTTTATCAGACATACAAGAAATATTAAGCAACCCTACTTTAGCAAAGGCATTTATACAAGAACTTAAAGATGGATCACTAGATGCTGGAAGAATTAAAGAATATTTAGATCAAATTCCAGATTTTAAACAAGTTGACGTAGAACTTAGAATTTCTACAAGAGAGGGTCAGGAAGAGGAGTTTGATAAGTTATTTAGTAAGGCCATGGAATATTATGACTTGCTAGAAGATAAAATTGAAGATGATTTTGAGCCATTGCTTAAAAATGCTCAAGATGCAATTGATGCCACACAGGAAAAAATTGAAGGTATTAATGATGAAATTCAAAAATATCAAGATGAGATTGATGTAAAGCAAAGAAAGATTGAAATAGAAATAACAAGACCTATTGAGATTTTACAAAAAGATTCTGCTGAATTAGCCAACGATCTTGAGTTAATGAATGTAAGTGCAGATGAGATAACCAAGAAATATGATGAACAGGCAGCAGCACTTACAAAGGTTTTTGAAATAAACTCAAGAATTGCTGATCAACAAAAACAACAATTAAATCTTGCAGATGCTCTATCTCAAGGAGATATTTCCGCAGCAGCAGCAGCAGCACAAGAAATGAGAGCGTCTCAATCAGCAGCAATGCAAGAGGATCAACTTGGTATTTTAAACACTGCAAAAGAAACTCAAATTGCAGGTTTAAGAAGCAAGGGTGGATTAACTAGATTACAAATTGAAAAACTTCAATTTAATATAAGTCAAAAGATCTATGAACTTGAAAAGAAACGTGATCTTGAATTAATAGAAGTAAGAAAACTAGAAGACGCTATCTACGATATTAAGACTGGTAGATTAAAACTTGCTCAAAATGAACTTGATTTAAATAATAAAAATCTTAAATCAATACAAGATCAAAAAAACGCTGCGATTGAAGCAATAGATAAACAAAGAGAAATTTGGACAGACGCAAAGTTGGCAATTGGTTTTGCAAGAATAGAGGCTGGATACTATAACGATGTTATTGAATTTTCTAATACACTTGTTAATTTAATGAAAGACGGATGGCTCGGAGTTGGAAATGCTATTCTAGCAGCCGTTTCTGCTCTTGCTCTTTATAATGCAGGACTAAAGAAGCCAGTTACTTTTGAGCAGGCACAGGCACAGGCTCAAAAGACTTTAGGTGGTTACTTAAATACTTTTGGTTCTAAACTTGGAAGTGCAGATCAGCAAATAGTTGATCTAGAACTTAAGATTGCAGAGGCAATGGAGAGGGGCGAAGATACCTCCGCATTAGAAGCACAGTTGGCAGCCCTAAGAGAATCTACTGAATTACTAGCAGATAATATGTATGATGTAGCAAAAACGCTTGATAAGGTTGATAACGCAACAAACATCGCTGCAATTAATAGTGCAGTTTCTACTGCCACCAGCATCCTAAAAGATCCTTTTGGAGATATTGATGTTGAGTGGGACGGACCAGTTTGGATTCCTGAAGAAGGTTCTGGCGGAGCAGGAGCAGACTTTGTTCAGGTAGCATCTAAGGGTGGAATCATAAAGCCAAGTTACTTGAAAAAAGGCGGTATGGCAAAATATTTCTTAGGTGGCGGTTTTGCTAAAGGAACAGATACAGTTCCAGCAATGCTGACTCCTGGAGAGTTCGTAATGAGCAGATATGCTGTAAATGCTCACGGAGTAGATACAATGAAAGCAATTAATGGCGGAGCATCAATTGGAGACTCAGTGTATAATTATAGTATTAGTGTTAATGTTAAATCTGATGCAAATCCAGATGAGATTGCTAGAGTAGTAATGACACAGATTAAGCAGGTAGATTCTAAGAGATTGAGGGGAGCAAACCTATAATGTCAACTTTATCATATATGGCTGGTAGAAAAAAATATGGTAGACCTCAAGCAATGCTATGGTCAGAAAATTCTGGCACATTAGTTTCTGCTCCAATACCTGGTGATCCAGATTTTAAGGTTTATGTTCCTAATGGTTTAGAAATAGGACAAGACCCAGGTTCTGAAACAGACACTTCGGTATATAATCAATTTTTAACTTTATCTGATGACAATAGAAGTCAAATAGATTTTAATTTTACACGAATTGAAACAAGAGAAAGAATGATTAATGGACGTATGCGTTCATATCATATTGCAGATAAATTAACCTTAACAACATCCTGGAGTATGTTGCCATCTAGGTCATATTTTAATGTTCCAGACTTTAATCCTACAACTGGCAAGTCGCCACACGCTGGATCAAATAACCTAGAATATACAACAGATGGCGGAGCAGGAGGAGTAGAATTATTAGATTGGTATGAAAATCATAAAGGTCCTTTTTGGGTATATCTAGCCTACGATAAATATTCTAACTTTGGTAAAGACTCCGATGCGTACGGTCATTTAGCCCAATATAATCAATTGATACAGATGTATTTTTCAGACTTTAGTTATAGTGTTGTAAAACGTGGAAATAATAATTTTGATTTTTGGAATATATCTGTTATTTTGGAAGAAGTATAATGTTTCAAAATGAAGAATTAAAAAAATATTTAGAAAAATCAGCAACTGTAAAAAGTCAGTCTGCCATAATAGCAGAATGGAATATGAATATTGCAAATAATATTTTTAAATTGGGCAACTATAGATATAGGCCTACAGCATCAATTTCTGATAAATATAAATTACTACCAAATACTTTTGATGTAAATGATATAGGAAATTATTACACTGGTGCAACTGACTCAGACATAACTGTGGATGGTGGCATAAGTCCAGAAAATAATAATGAGCCTTGGTTTTTATTAGCAAAAAATAAAAAAGTATCAATGATTTATTCATTAGAAGATTGTTTTAAAAAGTTTAGACCAAGGTCTGGTATTAACAAAGCCGTATATTTTCCAGGCAAAAAACTTCATCATTCTAATATAAATATGTCAAACAGACCAAGATATTACATGGCTGATAAAAATGATAACTTTAAATACTGGACTTCTTTTAGAAATGATGGAGAAGATTTAAGGGGAATTGCCAATAAACCATTAAACTCTCAAAATTTTATTGACGATGCGGTTCCATTTGTTGTTTATCAAAATCCTGTTCCAGCAAATAGACTAGTAGTAAAGATGCAAACAAATGTAGGCTCAGTTGACCTTGGACCATTTACAAATTCTTCTGGCTCTTTTTCAGATCCACTATACGGAGATCAAAATAAAACAACGCCAGTAAAATGGAAAGTTCAGTCTTTGCAGGAAAATGATTGGATAGATGTTATTAGTTTTAATTCTGCAAGTCGTAGATCAAATGGTACACCAGTCATAAGTAACGATGGATATGTTGAGTTATCATATGGACTAAAGGTTCCAGAAAAATATAGGGATGTTTTTGTTCGTGCAGAAGAATATTTAGATATTTCTTTTAGACCTGTAGAATCAATTAATGGTTATGCATACTTAATTAAAAGTAATAATAATGATATTGGACAATACCATATATGGTTTGATAATAAATGGGAAACATTTACTCCAGAATACGGGTGGTTTTTAGAAGAAGAAACTGTTAACAGACTTACAAATTTTGTCACTGACTTTGTAGATTGCAAATCTTTTAAATCTGTTTCTAATAACAAAACGGTATTTAGGGAGTTTGAATATACAAGAGGCTTTAGAATAATTGTAGATACAATGAATAAGATTAATTCTACCTTTGACCTAATAGAACTTTCTCCAAGACTTACCGCAGACATTACTGATAGAGTTATGTCATTTGATTTTTCAAAAACAGCGTCTGATTTAGGAACAAGCGGACTACCAGTAGGTCAACTCCTAGCGTCAAATGGTAGCATAAACATTTTTGACTATGATAATTCCTTTAATGAAAATAATAAGAATAGTATAATTAAAGACTACACGCACAACAATGTTCAATTAAAGTTTTATGAAGTAATTATTAACGTAGATGGATATGATTATTTTGTTCCGTTAAAAACAATGTACTTTGATGGTTTCCCCTCATTTTCCCATTCAGATAGAAAAGTTAATATTAAACTAAGAGACCTATATTTTTATTTTGAATCAATAAAAGCACCAGAAATGTTGGTGACTAATGTATCATTAAGTTATGCTGTTTGTCTTTTGCTAGACTCTGTAGGCTTTTCTAATTATGCATTTAAAAGATTATATAATGAAAAAGAATTAATCATTCCATTTTTTTACATAGCACCAGATAAAACGGTAGCACAAGTTTTAAATGATTTAGCAGTTTCTACTCAGACAGCAATGTTTTTTGATGAGTATAATAATTTTATTATGATGAGTAAAAACTATATGTTGCCAGAAAATAATCAAAGAAGTATTGATGTTTCATTAAATGGATCAAATGATTTAACTCATATAGGCGCTATTGAAAATTCAAATACAAATAACAAACTTGCAAATATTATACAGATTGCATCTGAAGAAAAAAATGTTTTTAATGACGGAGTAATTAACTATAACACTAGATATATTCAGAGATCCTATGGAAGTATTAAACAGGCATTAATGATTGATAACGAAGTTGCTGCAAAAAATTGGATATATAAGCCAGCGCTTTTGTGGGAGATAACTGGAAACCAAAACCTAAGAAGCATAAACAATGAAATATCAGATCAATCGTCTTACAATCTTTGTGCAATTCCATTAAACTCTAATCTATCTAACTTACCGCCAGCAGTTGTTGGCAACAAACTAGAAAATAATATTATTGATTTAGGTGAAGCCGTATATTGGTTAGGAAAACATGATGGTTACTTTTATGCTAATGGAGAAATTATTAAGTTTGATGCAGTTCAATATAATATTCCTGGAGCACAAAAGAATATCATAAGAGAAGAGTCTGATGGAAAGTTTTCGTATATCACCGAAACCGTCGGGGCAGTTGGAAATGTCTGGATAAGCAGTAATCAAGAGTATCAAGATTATATGTCTAAACTTACTTTCAATGGAAAGATATACCCTACTGGATTAGTAAGGATATATTGCGAACCAAAATATGAAACAATAAATGGTATTACTGTTATGAAAAACGGAGAGGTAGCAAGACATGGACGTGGTCAGTTTGGCACCAATATAGTTTCTCATGATGCTGGATTAAATGCATATTGGAAAAATGATTCCTATTTACGTGGATTTAATATGTTAAGTCACAGGCTTTTTGGATTAAAGGCTGGAGATGTTTTTACACAAAGTCAAATTTTAGAAGAAAATCTTTCAGTTACTATTCCAGCATCACCAGATCCAGTAAGAGCAAAATCAAATATACGAACTGGAGTTATTAAAAACTTTTTGTCATACTCTTATTTAAATGAATCTGAAAACAATACTAATAAGTCCACACAGGCTGGATCAATGCAGTCTTCAGCCATGGTAATGTCTGGACCATCGTTTAGCCAGACGGAAAAAGCATTAGATTTTGTTTCTTATCAATACAAGGCGCTAGACAATAAATATAAACACTTTGGCACAAGAATGAGAATTATTGGAAAAATAGAAGTTGGAGAAACAAAAGAGCAAACTCCTATCAACTCTATTCCGTATTATGTACTACCAGGAACTCAGCCAAACCAACCATTAAATATATCTGGAGGGTCTGGCGGTATTGCAGTAATGATTAATCCAGCAACTAACGTAGGATATTATTTTGAAATTGTTGCATTAACAGAAAAAAATGTTGAAGGATACTCTTCTGAAGTAGATAACCTTCATAATATAATTTTTTATAAAATTAAGTCTGATTTAAATGGAAAGGCAGTTCCTATAAAATTGTGGGGCGGACTAAGTAATATTTTAATTGATGACGGTAGATTTACAGGACAAGCAAGAATGATGGGAGAGCAAAATCCCACGGTATACGATCTTGCCGTAGAGTATCAAGACATAGGATCTTTCAGAAGGTTCTACTTATATATAAATAATAACTTGGTTAAAGTTGTAGATGATCCCAAGCCATTACCAATATATAATAACATAGCCCTGTTTGTTCGTGGCGGTTCAAAGTGTATGTTTGAAAACGTTTATGCACTTGCTAACAACTACAGTCAAAATACTTCATTTGCACTAGAGACTCCAGTATCTGCAGCCTTTGGAGACGAAAATATTAATGCCAATGAGTCATTTAGAAAGTATGCAATGTCTGGCATGATTCAGTCAACTTATTTGTCTGGAATAAATACTTCTCAACCACCGTCATTTAATTTATACTTTGATGAATTTGGAACTATTATGAGAGAGGCCGCATATCTAAAGGTGAGATATGATAAGGCCTACCCTGCACTATATGCACAACTATCCCCAACCTTCAATAGAATAAAAGGATACACCACTTCTGGCTTTAAGGGTGGATCTTATGGTGCAGAATTTTTAATATTTAATGCAACAGATACATCAATTAATCTTGATGAAACTAGCGGAAACTATCTTAGAATTCAGGGAATAGCATTTACGCAAGAATCTAATAATCAGTTAACCGTAGATTCTTATTTTGCAAAGAACGCTAATTTTTCAGATCCATTAATCAATAAGAGTGGAGATATTGTTTCTCCACATAAGGCTGCTTTAGATTATGATAAAATTAAAACAAGCAGATTGACATACGGCAAAAAAGAATTTTCTTTAGATCCAATATATGTACAATCTAATGATGACGCAAATGAATTAATGGGCTGGATGATAAATAAAATATTAAGACCAAGAAAAAGTGTTGGAGTAAAAATATTTGCTAACCCAATGATTCAACTGGGAGACTTAGTTAATTTAAATTATAAAGACAATATCGATAATGATATAATATCACCAGACAATAAAAACTTTGTTGTTTATAATATTGAATACAAAAAAGATTCTGGAGGACCAGATATGACTTTATATTTGAGTGAGGTGTAATATGTCAACTGTTTCCAGTACTCCAAATTTACCATCTGTTAATCCTGCAACCGCAAAAGATGGCTCTGTTAAATCTGCCACTCCAGATATTATTTTATTTGATGATGAAACAATTCCTATAGAAATAATGACAGATCTGATATTTGAAAATATCGGTGGACAAGAATTAATTAATGTAATTAGAACAGATATTATTAATGGACAAAATCTTAATTATCAACCTATTAAAAATTTAACTAGTTTATATCTTCAATATAACCCTCAAAATATTTTATCTTTACAAGATACAGATTATAATTATTTTAGAAAATTTCCAATTAATTTCTCTACCAAAATTCCAATATGCGGAACTGGGCCAGACTGCTCTATTGTCTACATAGACTCAGAAACTGGAAACTTAGTTATAAACGTTGTAAACTTGGGACGGGATGAGCAAGTAGAAGTATCAATAGTTTCTGACGGGGTGGTATTAGATGATACAATATATGGGGTGTAATTATGATTACTAACATAGGAAAAGGCATACTTGCCAAATATTTGATAGGTCAGGCTCCCTCGTATGCCTCGTATATCGCCATTGGCTGTGGGGCAAAGCCACTTGCAACCAATCAGCCTTTTGGAAATTACTCAGCCAAAGAGTCGTTAGATTTTGAAATGTTTAGAGTTCCAGTTACGTCTAGAGGATATGTTACTGAAAGTGGAATTAATAAGATTGTTTTAACAGCAGAACTTCCAACTGATGAACGATACGAAATATCTGAGGTGGGTGTTTATTCAGCAGGAGCAAACCCATCTGCGGGAGCATATGATAGCCGATCCCTATTTGCTTTTACTGTTAATGAAAATTGGGAATACCATGATCAAACTTCTGCAACAGAGTTACCCGTAGTTTACACACCTTTGGACGGAAACAATAATGATAATGTTATAAATCAAACTTATGCTGCATTTCAGACTAACTCAGATAATAGATTATTTACTAATACCGATAGAATATCTAGATATGAAAGATCAAGATTTTATAATAATATAGTTATGCTTAAAGGAGATTCTGCAAACCTTTCTGTTTCTGGAGGGCATTTAACAATAGGCGCTGACTCAAACCACATACATCTATTAGGAACATCACTAGATTTTAATCAAAATGCTCCGACAGATCAAATTAAATTGGCATTTAGTATTATTAATAAAGATCCAGATCCGTCTATTGTTCCCGACGAAGTAAGAATATTATTAGAGTTTGCAGAAACCGACACGGCTGGAAGTGGACAGTCTGCTAGATTTGAAGTAATAATGGAATCAGAAGATTATAGTTTTTCAACAAATAGATATCATGTAGTAACTAAACAATTGCAACAATTGTACAAGACTGCTGGTTTCACGTGGAACAATGTTAGTGTTGTAAAAATATATTCAACCGTTATTAAAAATGGATCTCCGTCAAGTAATTTTTATGTAGGACTAGACGCAGTAAGATTTGAAAATATATCAACTACCAACCCCATATATGGTTTAACGGGATATACAGTTTTAAAAAATACAAATGCAGAAACTATTGTAAAGGCAGCAAATACAAGCAACTATATTGAGTTTAGATTTGCTATGGACGTGCAATAATGCCAAGCCCAGATCAAGGTATTAAAAAAATTATTATTCCTAAGTCCAAACTTCCTGGATTCTTTGGAGAAAATAGGCAATATGTTTTAAGATATAGATTTATATCAGAGGACAAAAATAGAACATCGCACTGGTCCCCCGCATATAAGATTATTGCAGAAGACACGCCATCAGAAATTTTGAATAGCATGATTATTGATAAAACAAATAAAGTGATTAATTTAGCATGGGAACCACAAGAAAATATGAATGAATATTTTATTTATGTAAAATGGAATAATGGTTCGTGGCAGTATTATACAAAAACATCACAAACTAATTATTCAATAGTTTATGATGCAGCAAAAACATATATTCATCTTGCTGTTCAAACTAAAACAATTCCATTAGAAAGATTTGCAGATGCCATTTTGTTTGAAAATGAAGGCAGTCTGGTATAATTAGTTAGGAGAAA